TGACGGAGTAAATACTTTAAAGTGAATTACTTCGTTTGGCTGGGGATCAGTACCTATCTGATCTGGGGTCTCGGTATCACCGAAGTTTCTAAAAAATGTATAACGGTTATAAACAACTTGTACAAAGCCGTCACGGTGACGACGGATACGCATTGTAGTTGTAGGAATATGTCCAATATAACCAATCTTACCTGTTGATGTGCGACCAACTTCCATGTAAGCATTTCCAGTAGACTCTAGGTCAACGAATATCTTTTTCATTGTTTCTGTAAATGAATCATCTGAGTTAAGGGATTCTAGGAAGCTGCGAAGCTCTTCTTTTAAACCTTCAATCTTTGAACGTAGCTTATCAAGCTTCTTTGGATTATCCATAGCCAATTCAATTTTTGAAGTTGTATCCCATGTGTTCTCAAACTTATAACCAAGGCCAACTACGTTGGCAGCTTTAGCATTTACAGCAGAGTGATGATATGGGGAGATATCATAAAGCTGTGCCAAGTAAAGAATGTTGTATGGAGGTTGAACAATCTGAAATAACGAATATCCAGTCAGATCAAGCGGATCAAGTTTTTTGGACTTTGCATCACCAACGCCAGTAAATGACTTTTGAATTCTATTTACTTGACGACGAAAGTTAGGGCTTAGACCATCTGCTTTCTTAATTTCATCCCATGATGCGTTAAATGGGTCACCAAAATCGTGTTCTACTGTATGTGATGGGGCATCAAGTTTTACTGTGATCCCGCCCTCATCTTCATCAATCGTGTCATCAATTCTTAAATTAGCCAAGTTTCATGTCCCTCATTTCTTTAACATAATCCATCATAGCTGGAGTATCATATTCATCTGGCACAAGGCCCAATTCTAATCTTTGTCTTTGCATTTCAAGTTCTTCATCTGTAACTGGTCTATGTCCAGCCATAAACAATGGCTTTCCATCTTCTAGCCCGTAGTGCTTTGCAACATCTTTAAGCTTCTTTATCTGACGGATATCGCCTTTCATGGACGGGATACTTAGATAAGCACCTTCTTCATCCATGACAATTTTGCCGTCTGGCATCTGCCAAATATATAATCCCCAGTTAACTTCATCAACGGGAGTAATCTTCATTTTACCCATATGCCCATAATACCACGTAACTGTTAAAAATGGTACATATGACTACCAAAAATACAGGTTAATTAACCATTTACGGGATGTGGGTATGCCAAAATTGGTTGTCCAGCATTAAATGCTGTACTACCGCCTGAATATTCTGACAATGTGCCAATTATGTTTGATGCTCCTGACAAAAGTGTTGAATAATCAACTTGAGAAACATTGCTAGAAAGGAATTCCAGGTATCTTGTTTGGGCATCTGACTGGGCAAATGCTTGTGGATAAATGCTTACATATCCAAATGTGCCATTGGAGAAGTTCTGTAGTCTTTGATCTCCGCCCAAGTAGATTTGAGTATTAATTGAGTATGGATAAACGCACACAAAGTGGTAGGACTCACCTTGGGTCATGGTTTTGCCTGATGTTAATGATAAACCATTTACATATACATTACCAAAACCTGTTTGATAAATTGCCCCTGTTGAATCAAAGTACAAAGACGCTCTAATACCTATGGTATCCAAAATAATCTGTACTTGAGTTGCTGTAAGCTGATCCCACCTAAACCAGAATTCTATTGTTTGATATCCCGTGGCAATTGCTGCTGGAGTAATTGTAGCAACAGAGTTTGCATTATTTACTTCTGCAATTTTAATCCCAAAGTTTGAAGATCTAGCTAGGATGTTAAAGAAATTTTTTTCAATTGAATATGTATCGCCTGTATAGCTTCCTTGTCTTGGAGCTAACACGAAGGCACCTGCATCTGAGATAATTGACAAATCATTATAAAACACAACTAGTGCATTATCCATTCTTGGCAAATACTGTGAAGATGAGTCAGCTGTAAATATAGTTGTTTTAAAAATCGTATCTGTATATGCTGTAGCACTATCTGGATACTTTAATGCTGGATAACCATTAAGAACATTAGTCCATGTCTTGCCATAATCTTGTGATAATTGAACATTTACGCTTTGATTTGTGCTAACTGTTGAATCATAATAAGAACCTGTATCCCAGGTCATTCTGGCTCCAAATATCTTGGCAAATTGTGAAGAAGGTACACTTAGCGTCCATGTTCCTATTTGAGATACCGCCGTGTTATTAATAAAGGATATTGTGGTGCTATCGTAAGCTCCATAATTTGTATAAGTTGATGGATCAACATATTTTGGCAAAAGAGACATGTAAAAAATGCTTCCAACCATTGGGCTGGTGGTTGCAGATGAATATTGGTTTCCAAAGTACAGATTCAAGTTAGCATATGTATATGAAGGTAAAGATCCATTAGATGAGCCTGTATTTGACATATATATCTTTACTGTAGTGCTATTTATTGCTACTCCAAAATTATAAGTTCCCGCCGTATTTTGAGCAGGTAGTTGTGCAACAACATTTTCTGTAACTGTATATGGATAATTAGGAGATATTGAATGATAATACAATGTTAGTTTATTTGATGTATCTTGTGCAAGATACAACCATTCACCATTATTAAATCCTTCAACAGCAAATATAACTGCTGGATTTCCAGTTGTGTTGCTTTGCCAGTTAATCTGACCCATTATAGACATTGAGTTTATATCAAAGTATGAAGATATATTTGAAAACTTTGCTGAAGCTGTATTTGTTACAGATAATCCATTTGAAGTTGTTATTGCTCCAGAGGTACCTGTCTTGGTTAGGGACGGGATTGTTTTAAGTGTCAATCCATTATTATCAGTAATTAAATTAGTTAATACGCCTTGGCTATAATTTTTGGGATCTGAAAAATCTTTTTTATAAGCATACATTGCATCGTTTTCTTTAATGTCAAAAAAATATCCGCTTGTTTGTTTTACATAACTTTGTGGGGATGAGTCATATGTTCCCCAAACCATATGGGATCTAATTTGATTTTGAGATAATGTATAATCATAAAATGCTAAATCATTAACAACAAAACTATTTGAACCTGACGATGGCCCTACTTTATAGAAAAAGTCTGGTGCAGCATATGTATCATGAGACCAGATGAAGTTTGACGATGCTGTTGCAGAGTTTCCAGATATACCATTAACAACTACATTAATAGTGCCTTTGGAATAATAAACAAATAAGTGACATTGTGATTCCCATGACTGTACTTGTTTATATGCAGTATATGAAAGTGCTGCACCTGTTTTTTTATCTTTACCATTAATAGTAAAATAAACTCTATCGTTATTTATATATACTTGAGAAATAGTGTCGTTTAGATATGTTACTGAAAGAAGTGTGTTATTAAGTGGCGGGTTTGAATCAAAAGCCAACCATATCTCCATACCAAATGTTAAGTTTTCAGTTCCAGTATAAAACATGTCATATAGCTGAGCTAGGTTGGTTATACCAACCTCTGATGTGCCATTTATTTTACATCCCGCCAATTGGGTGTCATAACTAGAAAGAGTTGCTAGGGGCAGGATGTCAAGAAAGTTTGGCTGACCAATTGTATAAGCTCCATGATTTCCATTTGTAGATATATCTTGCAAGGTAAATGTTGGAGAAGTAGATCCATAAGTAGGTTCTGCAGATATCCAGTCTTGATATGTTCTATATTCAAGCAAAATAGTGGCATAGGTTCTTAGCAATGATGTGCCATTTAATGGCCAAAATGCTAAAGGGTTATCTCTAAGTACTACTTGTTTGTATGACATAATACTATTATACTTTAATTAAATAATTTTTAAAGATTATACTGATAAAACTTTGAGTGTAATTTTTCATATTTATTATATATTTTATACTCCCCATTTAGAGTATAAATAGTTTTCAACGGTTGCTAAATCTGTTGAGTTAAGTGGGCCATTAAACATAATAACTTCACCAATATACGATACTCCAGGATAACCACTTTCTTGATAACCAATAGCATTTGTTGGGCTGGAATATCCAGAACCTAAAGCTTGTGTACCTGAGCCGTCTGCAGTTCTAGACTGGCGATACACATAAGCACCAGAAGAAAGAACATACGAGGCGTTAATTTGATATGCACGACTTGTTGAATATCCACCAAATGAGCCTGGAGTAGCAAACCAATAACGACTTGTGTTTAGCAAGCTCTGAGTAAAACCATTTCCTGAAGAACCTGGAAGAGTGTATGCAAGGATTCCTGGGTCTCCTGTACCACCAATTAAACCATTATCGTGGCTAGGTGCTGAGGACTTAGGCTGTACAACAACAAACCAGTGTATGTTAGTACTAGTATATGTTATTGGATTAGCAATAGACAAGTAGCTACCCGAGTTTATGCTGGCAACGCTTAAGCTGTTTATTTGATTTGAGGCTAGAGGGACGGTTCCAACAGCAGTTAAGTTTCTATTGTTTCCGCTCAAATCTATAACAGTTGAAATATTAGAGCCATTAAGGGTCATAAAACTAGAATTAGAAAAATCATACCAATTTGTAAGTGTTGCCGAAGTAACACTTGCTAGTGGGTTTGCTCCATTAGGAATAAAGCTTCCATTTCCAGTAAAGGTATGATATACATATCCGCCGTTTGTGGTGATGGCTCCTCCAGTAGCTTTTGATGATGATCCTGGATATCTAATAATACATATGCCAGAGCCTCCAGAAGTACCACCAGCTCCGCCGCCGCCTGTATTAGCTGTAGCATTTGTGGCGTTAGAACCAGATAAGTATGCTAATGTTGATCCATTTCCGCCACCGCCAAGGCCACCTGTATTTGTAGTAGTAGCTGCTGTTCCAGCATTTCCTCCACCACCGCCTGCGTAGTAATTTCCATCAAGCCATTGTAATCCATTTCCTCCAGATGAAACAGGTCCTGCTGCTCCTGCTGCTCCTGCACCACCGCCACCACCAGGACGTTCTGGTGATGGATCGTAACCATTTCCTCCAGCATTTCCATAGCCATAACCATAAGTAGATGATTGCGTAGAAGCTCCACCTATTCCAGAATTTGGATAAACTAGACCAGGGACGTCTCCACCACCACCGCCGCCTGAACCACCAGCTACACCGTTTTGAACAACTGAGGAATTAGAGTTTCCTCCGTAACCTCCTCCGAGTGCGGTTAGTCCGTTAAATGTAGAATTTCCTCCTGATCCACCAGGTGAGGAGCCGTTGCCAATAGTAATAGCATAAACTGACAAATTATTTAGGTTTGCTGAACCACTAACATATCCTCCAGCTCCGCCCCCACCTGACCAAGAGGCTGGGTTTGCAAATGGACGAGAAGAATCTGTTGTTCCGCCGCCTCCACCGCCACCAACAAGTAAGTAGTCAACAGTAAAAGGCTGTAATGCTGTTATTGAATTTGAAGGTGATGAAGCACTGGAAGTTCCTGCAGAGTTACTTGCTGTTACAGTAAATGTATAAGATTGTCCCGCAGTCAAACCAGAAACTGTTATTGGAGATGATGTACCAGTAGCGAATATACCATACCCTCCCGAAGCATAAACGGTATATGTTGTAGCTGAAGCACCACCATTATTACCTGGGGTAAATGTTACCGAAGCACTATTTGCAGAAACAGTTGCTGTTCCTATAGTAGGAGTTTGCGGAACAGTTGCTGCTGTTAAAGAGCCACTAGCAGAAGATACTGCAGAACCATAAGCATTTGTTGCTGTAACTGTAAATGTATAAGAAGTTCCTGCAGAAAGTCCTGTAATTGAAATAGGGCTTGAAGTTCCTGTAGCAGTAAAACCACCTGTATTAGAATTTACAGTATATGTAGTTGCAGGATTTCCCGTAGTTGCTGGAGTAAAATAAACATATGCTGCTGGTGTTCCGCCATATGCAATAGCCTGATTTGCTGCAGTAACGTTTGTAGGGGCATTTGGGGCAGTTGCTGGATTTACCCAACCATTTGCCGTATAAACTTCTGTTTGTCCAGTTGTAGTATCATAATAAAATGTTCCAATTGCTGGAGATGTTGGGCGATTTGTCTGAGTTCCAGATAACTGAGTAAATGTGCTTGTTCCCAGTGGGGTTATATTATTATTAACCGTAACATACGGAGTTTTTAGAGAGTCGTTGGCTACGTTTTTTGGTTTATCTAAAGGCATATTATTGCCACCGCCCTCTCTTTAAGCCTGAGCTTCAGTCCAAGCAAGTCTTCCGATAACCTGTGCTGGAGTAGATGCAAGATTTGTTACAACAATTGTAAGTACATCTGGCCCGTCAGGATATCCATTTTGTCCTGCATATGCTGGAGTTCCAAGTCCTCCACCACCAAGGATTGAGTTACCAAGGTCACGGAGGTTAGAAAGATCAAGCTCTGTAGTCTGGTTAGCAAAGAAACCACCAGTTACTTCACCGCCAGTTACCCCATAAGCACCTGCCGAACCACCATTTGTGGCATTTGGAGCAAAGTCTGCAATTTGTGCAAGGGAAGATGTAAGTGAGCCATAAACGTTACCTACAGCATTTGTCCATTGCTTATATGCAAGAAGTGATGGAGAGCCTGTTGTGCTATATGCTGTGGAATAAGTACCTGCCACTGCAAATGTTGTTGATGATGGAACAGATGTAATCGTATAAGTTCCATTATATCCAATTGAAGAAGTTACACCAGATACAACAACTTGGTCTCCAATATTTAATCCATGAGGGGTTGTAGTTGTATAAGTTTGAACTGTTCCTGAGCCAGAAGCTGTTGATAGGTAAATTGGAACACCTGTTGCAGCTCCATAAATTGTTTGAGAACCACCAAATGGTGATGCATTGATATATCCTCTTACAAGAATGTTACCCGTGTTAGTATTCAAAAGAGATACATCAAGTGTTGAAAGAATCAACTGGGCACGGTTTAGAAGATCTCTTTGACCAAATCCCGCTCCGATACCATTATCTACTGCAGGAGATAGACGGATTGACATCAAAGCTCTTGTATTATTTCCAGTTAAGGTTAAAGAACCGCTGGTAATTGTACCTGTTGGGTTTGGAGTAATTGTAAAGTTTGTTGAGTTAACAACAGAAGTTACATATGTTCCCGCTGCAATATTAGTTCCTGAAACTGACATTCCTGTAAGAATATTTGCCGTTGTTTGTGTACCAGTTCCAGACAAAGTAATTGTATTTGATGCTGCAGATCCGCTTGCAGAACCTGAGAATACAATAGAAGCTGTTGGAATTGATACTGGAGTCTGCTGTCCGTATGTAAACAAGAGGGACTTATCAGCGGTAAATCCGCCATCCATAATTGCTGCAGTACCCCAGTGTGAGATAGTCGGAGCAAATGTTGGATATGCAAACTCTATTGCAACTGGGTTAGTTGCACTATAAGTAAATGATTGTCCAGAAGATGCACCCATTGGTGGAACAATTACTGTTGGATTAGAAGTTAATGCACCTTGTGAAAGTGTAAGAACTGTACCATTAATTGCTGCAATAAATGTGTTATCTGGGAATGATAACGGAGCAATAACTCTTTGTCCTACTTGAAGTCCCGCTGCAGATGATACTGAAGCTTGGTTAGAACCAGCTGAAATTGTCAGAGCAAGTGATGAGTTACCTGCTTGTCCACGAGTAAGTCCAGTAAATGTTGTTGATGTTGTACCCGTATAGTTTACATATTCGTAAGCTGACTGATTGCGAATCAACAGTGTTCCTGATGATGGAAATCCCGTTGTTGATGCTACGTTAATTGTAGTATCTGATGCAGCAGCTGATGCTGTTAATACTGTAGACATTGGAATTGTTGAAGTTTCATAACGTCCTGCCAAGTTACCAGAACGCAAGAAAGCTTCTGAATTAGTGTTGTTATTTGGTAATGAATGGCAGTAAATAATTTTACCATCAGTACCACGAACACCCCAGCGAACTACACCTGCACCGTACCAAGCATAGTCAATAAACCACATTTGCATTCTTGATAGATCAATATTGAATCCTGAAGGACCAGTTCCATCAAGCTTATCAAGATTAAACTGAGATTGTGGAATACGAGTTTCAATTGTCTTAGACGCAACAATATAGTTATCAGTTGTTCCACGATATGCAGGGGAAATTTGAAGAGTTGTATCAGAAAGAATATCTGTTACACGATATGAAGCTCCACGAAGAACGATATAATCTCCTGGAGTTAACTGCTTAGAAAATGTTGTAGGGAATGATGAGTTTGTTTGAGTAACTGTATTTGATCCATTTGTAGCAGAAACTTTTCCACCAATTTGGAATACGGAGTTACGGCGAACTGCCCATAGAGTTTGTCCATCAAACTCAAAAAACATTCCGTTTTGTTGATCAAAAATTCCCATACGGTTCTTTGCACCATACCATCCAACTACTTGAACAAAATATGTTCCAGATGCTGGTGATGCTGAAGGTACTGTATTTGCTGTATATGTAAATGTATTATATCCAGTCACGTTTGCAACAGTAAATGTTCCATTATATGCAGTTTCATTTGCACCATAAATTGTTACGGTTGCACCTACCTGCAAATTATGTTGTTCTTTTGTTTGAACAGTTACAAGCGTTCCAGATGAAGTGATTTGATCTACAAGCAAATTAGGCTTGATAATTGTACCTGTTGACATTTGCAATCCCTTACCTGATTGGTAACGGAAATAACGACGAGTTTGACGAACTGATTGTTCAAAGTTAGATGAACCATTTGTTGAAAAAATAACTCCACCGTCAAATGGGCGGTGTAGGAATTGTCCTTGTGGGCGAACATATACGTTTGCAGAGGTAGATGTAAGTGTTCCAGTAGGAGTATTAGGTACATATACTACAAATGATGTAGGTGATGTAACGGTTGCAACTACAAATGAACCGTTTGGAGCATTTGTACCATTTGTTGTAACACCAGTAATTGCAACTTCATTACCAATCGCAAGACCATGGTTGATTGAAGTTGTTACAGTTACAGCACTTCCTGAATATGTAATTGTTGGAGCTGTACCAATTGCTACACCTGAATAAAAGTTAGCAGAGTAAATTGCTGTTTTGTTAGCATCCAAAAGCTGTGTAATTGTTGTAGAGTTTGCTGAACGTGCTGTATATGAAATCCAAGCAGATGCTGAGAATGATGCAGTTGATGTTGATCCAGTAGCTGTTGAAGCAACAGTAAAGCTGGTATTTGAAACAATTGATGTAATAACTGCGTTTGTTAGGTTATATCCTGCAGATGATGCACCTGTAATTGTTACGGTTTGACCTACTACAAGTCCCGTCGTTGATGATGTTGAATAAGTAATTGCAGTTCCTGTGCTTGAAATTGCAGTAATTGAACCTGTAATTGGTGCACAAACTGGAGATGTTGAAGTACCTGTATTAGTTGAAGTTGAGTCAATTACATAGTTACCGTTTGCAACTGAAAGATATGTATCTTGAACTGTAATTGCTGCTGCTGCTGCAAGATAGTGTGTTGCGTTAAAATTTACAACTACGTTACGTGTACCAGTTCCTAGGTACATTGACTGCAAGTTTGCAACGTTTGGAACTGTCTGATATGCGAGTGGACGGTTATTAATCATGGTTAGGTTTTCCCACTTAGAAACCTGTGTACCATATTC